GTTTCCCAGTCACGATCCATTGTGTACTGTTAAGCATTCACCTTTCCTACCATAACAAACTTTTATTTTGCCAAAACTATTGATATCTTGTAATAATATTGCTTTCATATATATATATATATTTGCAGTGCAGGAATATAGTCTGCCATAAGTAAAAAAGAGTCATTGTATCTAGACAATGGCTTTTTTGTTTAAAATATCTTAGGCAAAGAAAATTTAGTTTTTAAATACATTATTCCTACTCTCCATAAAATTACAAAACCCAACAATAAGAAAAAATAAAGTTTCCACTTATTAGCAATTTTAATTTGCTGGTGCAATATTTCAATCTCTTTTGCTTTTACTTCATCTAATACTTTAACTGTGTTATAAATTGCAATAGTATCTTTTACAGTCGTTTCTTTTACTTTCCATTTCTCAACATAAAGCGTATCTAAGGGCAAGTTTTCATAAATACTATCTATATTAAGCGTTGGGCAGCCTTTAGCCAATTTAGCCTTTAAATCGTTAATTAACTTAATATCTTGCACCTTTACAATCTTAGTTCTTATACTATCTTTAATAATAGTTTTAACTTCAATAGGAAAGTTTACAGCACATACTCTACTAATTAATTCAATCTTTTTTGCTTTGAAAGTTGTATCGGTATCAGTAGCTACTTTTATATAAGGCTTCAATGCTTTTTTTTCAGTATTGCACGAAAATAAAGCACCACACATTATGGCTACAAGCACTAAAACAATCGCTGAATAAACGATGTTTATTTTCATTTGTTTTTCTATTTCATTCATAATTTAACAGTTTTAATTTCAGTTATTAAGCCGTCATCATTAATAGTTAATATTTGTATTGGCATTAGTTTTCTTTTTTAGTTTCATCTTCTTTCGGTGCTGGTGTGCCTTTTACAAGGCTTACTTTATCAAGTATTTTATACCCTTTATGATGGGTAACTTTTGCACCTCTATAATTAACCCCTTTAAATGTATCTAACAACGCACTATCATTCAATTTATTTTGTTTAGCAAATAATGATAGACTTGTAATAGTTAAAATTTCATTTCTGGGCGTTTTTATTTGATATACATATTTTATTTTTTTTTCTCTGTTTTTTTCTTTTGATAAATTGCTATGTGATTTACCTTTAAAATTACTTACTTTTCCAATACTTGCATTTCGTAATTTCAATCTAATATCTTCCGTAAAATTCTTTTTTTTAGTATCACTTATTTTTTGCTTAGTTTCTTCTGTATGTTTTCTACCATAAAAAACATTTTTTTCTCCTAAAGAACTTAATCTATGTTTTTCAATAACACTCGGACTTTTGCATTGAAAATTAACATCTTTTTTAGGCAAAGCTAAATTTAATCCGTTTATCCCTAACACATTATACAAATTGCCATAATAACATTCTAAACTAAACATATCTTCTATTGTACACTCTGCTATTATTTCAAAAGTATGGTTTTCTACACCATACTTTTTTAAACTTCTAAAAACTTTATGCTGCCCTTCACATTTTAAATTTTTATATTTTGCAAACCTTTGTGTTATGTTACTACTACTGCCAATATATATTTTATTTTTTGGGCTTGTTATTTTATATATACCTACCATCCCACAAATATACTAAATATTTTTATTAGTATCTTCTTTCTCTTCAACTTTATTATTCCCATTTCCTCTTACTAAACTAATTATTTGACTTGCAGTACTCACACCACTCATAACACTAATAAATATTAAAGCACTATTATACATCCCTGTAATTAGTTCTTTATACTTAACTGTTGCCCAAATTAAAACAAAGGTAACAGCTAAACTAATTAGCACACTAATAAATCTTTTATGGCTTATTTTACCACCCTCACTCAACATATTTGTTATGAAATTCATATCTAATTATTTAAAGTTATAAAATCTTCGTGCTTGAAAAGTCTCTGATTTGCTGAAATACCTTGCACTTTGTTTAATCTTTCAGTGTGCGTTTCATCTGCTTTTTTAAGCTCTATAATCTGCTCTTTTATTGTAGCCCTTTCACTATTGGCAGTTGCCATCATAACGCTTAAAGTATCAAGCTTTTCAAGTATTTTACTTTGATTATTGATAACTGTATTAATCCATAAAGCACCTGCAAAACCTACAATTGCAATAAGCCAATTAGTAAACTGCTCTCTAAAAGTTTTTGGCATTTCAAAATTCATTTTTATTGGTTAGTAATTCTTTTTTTGGATATTGGACGATGCTAAATTTAGTTATTTATCTTCGCCATAAATTCATCAATTGCCTTTTGTCGTTGTGCATCAACATCGTAGCCTGTTTGGCTATTATTGCTTACCACTTCAATATCTTTTGAAAATGGTGGTATTAAATCGCTATCTGCTTTTAATCCTAAAGTAATATTCATTGAATAATTACCTTGTTCATCTGTTTCACTTTCTTTGCCATAGTCGGCTTGTACTAATTGAAATTTCATAATATTATATTTTTATTTTTAAGCTATTCTATACCATTTATTCGTTGAACTTTCATAAGCTAAAGTCCAAAAACCACCAGCAATAAGGCTTGTAAGTGTTCCTACTATCGCTAAAGCACTACTAATTGTTAATGCTGTTACACCTAAAGTTGATGCAAATATAACCTTTTGCCCATCATTAGGCGAAGCTGGTAAAGCTACTGTTAATGTAGCTGCTAAACTTGCTGCATCGTGTACAACAATTAAATCTTGTTTATTATCAGTGCAAGTAACAGTACCTGAAGTAGCCGTTGAAATTTGTTTTATCATTTGTTAAAAGTTTGAAATTATTATCCAATTAGCACCTGTACTTTGAACAGTAATACAACTATATTGAACATTCATTGTTTTAGTAGTTGCACCATCAATCGTTTGTGATGAAGTAGTCGCTAAAGTTATTGTTCCTGAACCACTATTTTTAATAATATATTTTCTTCCTGCAAAACCAACGGCAGTTGGTAATGTGACTGTAAAAGTTCCACTTGTACAGTCAATTGTATTATCACTATTAGTTATTGTGTAAGTTGTAGTTTTCGCAGAATAACCCCACAAACCAACTCTTGACCTACCTGTTGAATTAGTATAATATAAATCATTATTGGCATCTGTTTCCACTGCACCACTTTCAACAGTTGTATTAACAGTACCTGCTGTAAACTTTAAAGGTGCTGTACTTGCCGAAGAAGTACCTGCCTTTAAATGTAATACTGCACTTGGGGTAGTACCTATGCCAACAGCCCCACCATCAATAATTTGAAAAACATTTGTGCCGTTATCTCTTGCTGTGAAAATATTTGAAGTTGTTGAACCATTATCTGCCATCAATGCAGCACTTGAAAATGTTGGGGTTGAAGTATTTAATCCAAAATAGCCCCCAATTTGAATAGGTGAACCTGATGCTGTATTTTGCCCTATCCCTAATACACCTATATTATTTGAACTTGAAGCACCCAAATTAGAAATTGATTTTGCATACATACCAATATTAGTTGCACCACCACTCGCTTCTGCAAATCCACCAACTGTAAGCCCTGCACCTGCACCACCACTATTACCTGTTGCAAACCCTAAAAAACCACTATTACCTAAAGGGCTGCCTAATATTGCTGATATTCTTAAATCATTCCCTGTCCCTGCATTTGCATTTACAACACTTAAGCCACTACATATATTAGCACCTGTATACCCTGCATTGTAATTTATTCTCATTGCAGTATTAAAAGAGTTACTTGACCCTGCCCCTGTAATGTCAAAAAAAGTAGCGTGTGTTGTACCTGTTAAAGTAGTAGGCATTGTTGCAGTTATTTTCATATTAGGTACTTGATCTGTCATCGTACCTGCTGCAATTTCAAGCCTATTTGCTGGTGAAGTTGTGCCTATACCTAATCTATTATTTACCTCGTCATAAGCCGAAGTACCAAATAATAATTTCCCTTTTGTTGCATTGCTTGTAGAAGATAGTGTTAAATTATTTCCACTTGCAGTGCCCCCATAAGCCGTTTGCCCACCACTTACCCCTGTACTTAAATTGTTGGTTATTGTGTTGCTTGTATTGGTTAATCCTGTGCTGAAAGTGTAAGATGTTCCTGCATATTGTGGCACATTTAAAACACCTGTTGAGTTATTATAAGTGGCAGCCCCACTTGTGCCTATTGTAGTTAAACTTATTGCAGTTCGAGGGTAAAAAGTTTTGTAAGGCGATAGCATTACAGTAGTATCGAACTTTCGTAAATAAGGGCTTAGCATAGAAGATGTATCTGCTATATTTACTTTCAAATTTATTCTATCATTTAGAGAAGTAGTATCAATTGTAGGTATATTTATATTCCCTTTACTATCTGCAAAATTATTATTTACAGATAGTGTAAGTGTGCCTGAACTATCAGGCAAATCGTAACTTCTATTATTTGAGATAGCATTAGCATTTACGTTTAATCCACCTATAAAATTTGTCAAATAATTTTTAATATTTAATGAATTCCCAATCTCGATATCATTTGTTGTTGTATTACCATTATCTGTAACATTTTGCAATGTTAAAAGTGGTGTACTTGCTGCAATTGAGCTATCAACAAAATAATGTGTTGCATAAATAGCACTATCAACATAACCATTGCCATACACCAACTTATACCCAACATAACCATTACCATTTAATGTAAGTACAGTATCAATACTATTTTCTACAAACCCACTTGGGCTAAATAATCTCAAACTATCAGTTGTTAGTAGCACATTCCCACCTTGTAATAACACATATCTATCCGACTTTAATTGTGAACTGTTACTTGAATTTAAAGATATGTTTGTGCCATAATCAATTTTAAAAGTAGAAGCACTATCGATATATAAATATTTATTATTACCATTAACAACCCTATTACCACTTAACACACCATCCCCTGTATATATTGTATTTCCTGCAATACTATCGGCTGTTATTGCAACCCATTTTGTATTTCTTTTAAAATAAACTGCGTTCCCTTTTCGTGCAATGCTACCTACCTCTGCACTCTTTAACGTATCAGGTGGCAGCCTAAAACTGCTATCCATTATTATTTTTTTATACAAATAACAACCTGCAGACATTGGTGTACATTGTGAAATACCAACATAACCAATCAATAAAAATAACCCTAAAATAAATTTTCTCATTTTATAAACTTTGATAATTAATTACAATTTCTTCGCCTGTTTCTACTGTCATTGCAAACTCTATTGTGCCTGTAGAAGATGTATATTTTACCTCTTTATTTAAAGGCGTTCCAGTTGTTATTATTCTACTAAATGCAATGCCATCTTTTGTAACAACTTGTATATCTTTCCCTATTAATACTGAATTTGAAAAAGATACTTCGCCACCTATTCCTGTGTATTCAAATCTTGTCATTTTGCCTGCTTCTGTGTTTGTATGAATAAAACTTATTGCTACTACACCACTTGCCTTTATAGTTAAATTAAATGTTGCTATATCATTATGTGGTGCATTGTCGCCACTACTTATAATATATCCTGTAGCTTCTTCTGTGTAAACATTATCATTTTCATCAACTCTTTCATATCGCAATAAAATAGGCACTTTGCCCATTTGAAACGCTCTTAAATCTGCTAACGATAATGTATTTGATTGGTCTAAAACTATCAACCCATCAAGTGTAAAAGTAGCAGTATGTTTTACTGGTTTAAAAGCATAGAATGAACCTGTACCTAATTGCGATATTTCTATTTCTTCAGTTTCTAAAGTATAGCTACAATCACGCCCACAAACAAGGGGTTGCCATTGCCCATCATTATAACCATACAACACCACATTTTTACCTAAAACAAAACTCATCTAATTAGTTTTATAAATATATTCAAAGTTATAGTTTTTTTGCACATTCTTTTTAAATTCATTCATTTTATACAATTCATATAATGTGCCATTGGCTGTTATGTTTCTATAATCAATTTCCAGCATTCCCCATATAAATCGCATTGCATTATATTCGCCATATTTATAGTTTAACAACTGAAACATTGATACAACATAATAACCCTCGTATATCCCAAAAACATTACCCTCTATTTTTACACGTGGTACTCTAGCTGCAAAAAAATCGTTGAACGTAGTTATTCCACCCAATAGGCTAGGTGCTTGTATTTGGAAAACTCTAAAATCATATCCTATTTCTGTATATGCTAAAACATCTCTATCGAGAGTTAAAATTACGTTTGTAGGCGTTGATTGTTGTGCATTTGTTATAGTATAATATCCTGCATTTACACCTGTAGGAAAATAGATACTATCCCCTATCATTGGTGGTGTTGGTGGTATAGGGTCAATGGTTACCTGATTTGCAGCTGGTGAACCAAATACCACAGTTGCAGCTGTGTAAATTGTAGAAGCTTCATCACACCATATTTCAGTTCTATCATTTATTAAATTAGTCTTACTATTCAATAATAATGTACCTGCAATTGTTGTACGTGGTGAGTCGTCTATTTTTAACGTTTTCTCTAAATTGTTTTTTATATCCTCACTTTGCGAAGTATTGTGTTTTTGCCCTGTTATTGTTAGATTGCCATTAATAGATTGTGTTATATCTACTGTTAACGATGATAGTTTTCTCGGCAAATACCCTCTAGCTGGCGTTAAAGTATTTATTGAATGGTATATAAATATTAAAATTTTACCATTAAAAGGTATTTGTGGTAAAACATCGCCTTTGCCTCTTGCTATTTCTTTTAATGAAAAAGAATATAGTGTATCATAACCAAGCCCCATTATATTTATTCCATAATTCTTAAATGAGCCATTTGGAACTGGGAATGTAGTAAAATCTATATCTGTAAATGGCGTTAAAAACCACTCTACATCATACTCTTGTGCTGGATTTGGTGAAGCTACGCCACACCTTAACGCATAATATTCGCTTGTATCTGTTTGAAGAAAAACACCCATTACAAATGAAAATGGGGCAGTGCCTGTTCCTGTAACATATTCTTTCAATTCCATTGAAATATCTAATACATCGCCACTTGTTACATCAAATTCATTTAATTTAACTGCACTGTTAGAGTTTAAATTACTTGCAAATAATTGAGGTGCGTCTGCTGCTAATAAAACATATCTTTCTTTTTCTAACCCTGTAACTTTATATGTTTCTACTACAATATAACTTTCAGATACATAAGTATTTGTCCAATTAGAATTAATGGGGAAATCATACCACTTCTCTACATAATCAGTTCTATCAACAGTATTTACTAAATCCCCTAAAGTTTTTAAATCTAAGTTCCTAACTGCAGGCGAAGAAATATAATCAAATTGTTTTTTACTATATTTTATAGGTCGTACAATACTGCCTGAATAGCCATTAGTAAAACAAATACTTTCATTTAATCCTATTGGCAAAGTTTGTAGTTCTGTTTGGCTACCTGTATATTCACCATATACATATTCATAGCCTACAAAATCGCTGTAACTGTAATCCACAGCCTCACGCCAATTTACTATATGCCATTTATTATAATGCTGAAATAATGTACATCCAAAAGTCTCTAATATATCCTCTAATATTTCATAGCTATTTTTGAAAGTACCATCACTATTTTGAAACGAATAAACATTAATATAAATTTGCTCAATAAAACATCTGCTAGCATTGTTAGATAGTTCTCTAATTTGATTATAAACAACAATATCTAAAGAAATACTTGTTTGTTCTAATAGCTTATAAACAATATAAGCTAAAGATTTAATTTTATTGCTATCACCTATCTCAAAAGCATTATTAATTGTAACATCTTTCAACAACCCTAAATTGTCAGTAAAACTCAATGTTACTTCGTGCTCATAATCAACTAAAACTTCACTGCAATTATCTTGCACTAATAGCCCTGTAAATAATATCCTGCCACTATCTGTTTCTTGCAATCGCAATAAATAAGCAGTATCGTTATTTGAATAGAATTTTGTTAGTGGCATAGTACCACTATTAATATATGTAAAATCTAAACTACTACCTTTAATTAATGCAAACGGGTCGTCTGTTGCCCACTTATGTATGCAAGGCGAGGCTGCTGGTTGCAACCTCGTTACCATAGGGTCTGCAAGCGAAGTTTCAATAGTAACTTTATAATTAACACCATTTAAGTCACTAAACTCTGCTATATATTGAGGGTAGTAAGTAAGCATTATGTGTTTCTTTTATTTATTGCAGTAGCTCTATTAAATGCCACTAACATATCAGCACCTCTTAAAGTTATACTAGGTATAAATACGCTTTGTCCCATTCCCACACCTTGTATTCCTTGCATTGCCTTATGATTAGGTATAACACTAGAACCACGAGGCAAATTTATAAGCTCTGGTCCTTTTTCACCAACCCAACTTAAGCCACCACGCCAATTATCTGTACCACTAGCATTGTTGCCTATTTTAACACCCTTTAAAGCAGTTCCTATTGCAACTAAAGCTATCCCTGCAAATAAACCAGCAGCAGGGTTTAATGTAGCAAATGACGTTTTTAATATTTTCACTAAAACAAATGTTTCAATCATCTGTTTACCTAATGTAGTTAATCCGTTTCCTATTGTTTGAAACAATCCTGTGAATAAATCAGCACCTAAATTAGATAAGTCACCTTTTGCAAGTGCTTCGCCTATTGATGTTCCAATACTCGTAAACCCTTCAACATAAATATTTTTTAATGCATCTATTTGTTTCTTTGCATTATCTAAATCAAATAAGCCTTTGTCTGTTATTTTAGTAATCCCTTTTTCATCAGTTGTAACTCTACCTGATGGGTCAACACCATATTTCCTCAATTCATCTTGAAGCCTTTTTGTATCCTCTAACATTTTTTCGGCTTCTTTCTGAGTTACTGTAGGTTTTAGTTTTACAGGTACTTCTATAGGAACTGTTAAAGGTTCATCATTAATTTTGAACTTATCTACCTTTATATTTAATTCATTGGCAATTCCCTGAATTACTTTAATAGGTGCTTTTATTTCCCCTAAATCATTAATAGCTTTTTTATAAGCATTTTGCATACCTGATGCCAACTCTTTTAAGTCTATTTGATTAAAATTAAAAGATGTTTGTAACCCTGCAATTTCTTTTCTTAATTCAGCTATTATATCCTTATAATCCTTTACTTTTTTTACCTTTTCATCTTTAACTTCATCTACTTTTATCCCTGATTGCAAATCTTTTAAATCCTCAAAAAGTGCTTTTTGGTCGCTATATAAACTATTTAATTCTGCTTGCTTTTTTGCTTCTTCATCTTGCTGTTTTAAGTATATTTTTTTTTGTGCAGATGCGTTTAAAGCCCCACTGCCATCTTCTTTTAATACATTAGGGTCTATTTTAAAAGCATTTTTTAAATCCTTTTCACTTTTGGTTAATGTTGCACCTTGTTTTTCTAAAATCTTTGTTGTAATATCCTCAATTTGTTTTTGCTTTATTTTTGCAGCAATAACAGTATTTAAGTTTGCAACATATTTCTGATATGCAATATCTAAGCCTGCAACAGCCTCCCCCTCTAATTTTAATCCATTAAATATTTCAGGTTGTAATTTTTGAAGTTGTTGTAAAGCATCTTTCTTTTTATTCCTAGATGCTGTTTCACTTTCAATAACTGCTACTAAAGAGGTTATTTGAGTTGCCTCGCTTGAAACGTTTTTAGATATATCTTCTAACGTTTTTTTATACTCTTCAATTTTAGTTTTACCTTCTTCAACTTTTTTATTAGAGTCACCCATTCCACGAGTCCATGCCCCAAAACCAACTGTTGCAAAAGTTAAAGCACTTGTAACTAAACTAAATGCAATGCCCAATCCACCAGCACCCATAAGGCTACCAGCTAACGCAGATAGTGCAGCTTTGCCACTACCTGTTTCTGTTTTTAGCCTACCAAAACTTTCTAATAACGGGTTTAAATTGTTTGAGATAGCAACAAAGCCAAAAGGGGCATCTTGTGCAACCCTGCCTAAATCAGTTAAAGCACTGCCAGCTTGAGCAGCCCCTGTTTTTATTTGCCCAAAACCTTTATCAGCAGCACCTTTAGCCTCTTTTATACTACTGCCTACTTGATTAAGTGCTGTGCTATAAGTGGCAAAATCTTTACTGCCAACTGTAAATTCTTTTTGTTTTTTTTCTAGGGCTTTGTAAGCGTCCCCTAAAGTATTTAATGAAGCTTTGCCTGTAGATGCAAAGTCTTTCATCTCTTTTGTGGCATTGTCAAACCCTGCTATTAACTGCTTAACATCAGCCTGTATCTTCACATTTAATTCATCAAGCTGTGCCATGGTTTTTTATTTTAAAATTAGTGCCGTGAGCCTTATTAATAATCTTTAACATTTCTTCATCGACAAACTTTTTAACTTGTTCTTTTGCAGAAATCTTGTCGCTAGGTAACGCCCAAAATTCGTGTATTTTCAACGGCTTAGTTACTAAACTTTGATGAAGCCTATAACTGCCTATTCGTATCATTCCAGCCAATTCTTCTCTTTCCTCATAATAACCTAATAAAGCCATTTCAACCTCATAAGGCATAGCAGTATAATATGTTTTAGGCGACCATTTTAACTTTCCAAATACAACCTTATGAATAGATTGCCAATAATCTAGTTCACGCTTTTTTTTTCAACATCGCTTAATTCTTCAAGTACTTTCAAAATTTCCTTTTCAGTCTCTTTGTAAATGGTTGTTTGCGAAAACATATCACAAGCAGCTTTTAATTCAATCTTATCAGCTTCATCAACCCAATCGCAAACTGTTTCGTAACTTTCGTTAAAATCTTTGCCTGTAACATAAGCATCCCCCATCAAACCTGCATATACACAAGCATATACAACACCTGTATTTAACATTTCAATTGGCAATGCTAATATTTTTTTGCGATAAACCTCTAACGCACCTTGATTGAATTTAAGACGCTTTTTTTCGTTGTTAAGTGTTATTTCTATGCTATTCATAAGTATAAAAAACAATTGGTAAATAAGAAAATAGAGGCATGCTAGTTACAAGTGTTCCATCGTGCAAAAACATAGTATATCTAACATATATATGTGATGCAGAAACAACACAAGTAGCTAAATGCAAAACACCCCCAGCATTTACTGATAAAGGCTGTGTAATTGTTTTTGTCTTTGTATATAACCCATTTGCTGAATTTATTTGAAATGTAGAAGCACTTGTACTCGTAACAGTTGGTGTTTCATCAAAATCATTTCTTTGTGTTGTAAGTGTGTAGTTTGTCCCATCAAATGCTAAATACCCCATATAAACCTTACATTTACCTGCACCAGCACTATCAATAATATCTTGCAATGTATCACCAACCCTTTCGGCTGTATTAGCCCCATCGGTTGTTTCATTTGCTATCAATTGAGCCTCAACCCCCAATTCTGTGTATGTTTTAATTGCCATATTTTTCTTTTTAACGATGTTGCTTTAAATGCAACACCTAATTTACTAATTAAATGTTGCATCAAACGACTCATCGAAGAGTCTTGCGGGTTAAGTAGTTACAGTCTTAGTTATGCTGCCTTTTACTTGTATAGTTGCTGTAAATGTGCTTGGGTCTGCATCTGCTGCACTTGCAGTTAAATCGCTTATAAAACCTGTTCCTGCATAACTTACATCACCTGCAACTGGATTAGCTGGTGCATATTTCCAGCCTACTGTTGTTTTTGCAGCCCAAAGGTCGTGTAAATCGCTTTCACTTACTTTACCACTTGCAGCATCATATAGGTTTTGCCCCTCAAAATCTATACTAATATCTTGTGTTCCAGCTAATTTATCTGGTCCACATTTACTAGCTGCATCAATTGTGTTTGTAGTTCTTTTTAAAGATTGTGACGTTAGACAAACTACTGTGTCATAACTTGTGCCACCTGCTGGGTCGATAAATAATAAAATATCGTTACCACTTAATTTGTGTTCTGCCATTGTTTTTAATTTTTATTGTTGAAAAATTTTATGTTTAAATGTTATAAATCTGTCTATATAAATTACCCCACTATTATCGCTGTAATCTTGTACAATATCACTTTGCAATATTGTATTTACCACTTGCAATGTTGTATCGCTCAAAGTTATATTAAACTGTGGTGTTGGCATTATTGCGTTTAAAATATTGCCTGCAATTGTATCAGCATCAACCCCACTATTACCTTTATACGACTTTGTGTAAATTTTTACTTGCATCGAAAAATCCAAATCATTTGTATTCTTCGTACTAGTATCATTTGATGTTAAAGAACTTAAAATAATATAACTATCTGAATTTAATGTTTGAGGTGCTTGTTGATAAAAAACATCGTAGCCTAACCCTGTAATTATGCTGTAATATGCTTTTCGTATTTCAAAATTTACATCCCTCATAATTTACTCAAATTCAATTTCAATGTTTTTTCGGCACTTTGTATTGCTGGGTATAAAAATGGTCTTTGTCTTACCCCATTTCTCAAAATATTTAAAGCTATTACATAAGCCGTATTATATGCACTCTCTTTCCCTTTATTACTATTTTTACCCCCATTTTGCAGCCCTTTTCTCAATACCCATTCGGTTAATCTCTTTAGCATTTCTTCAACAGTTCCACTTTTACCTCTATATTGTGCTGCAAATGTTTGCCAATCACTAGGTAAACTACTCACATAACTTTCTGCAAATCTTCTTGTTCCAAATTCCATATATGCAGCATAATTGGCACTTACTGTAACTTCTGTTATTATTAAATCGTTAGTGCTAGTAGTTTTACTGCTAATACTATTTCTTAATAATCCCTCATCAACAGGTGCTAACCTCTTTGCCTCTGTTACTGCATTAATACCAAATTTATTCATTTCATCCTCTACCTTACCTAAAAGAACTGCTTTACTTGTTTCAATCTTTGCCGTTACATCTTTTATATCTATATCAAATTTGAGCATTGAAGTCTCATTTTCTTTTTATCAGTAACGTTTATTATTTCAATTTTATCTATTCTCAACTTTAATGTGTTAAATATTACTGTCATACCTTGTAATATTTCACTTGTATAACGCAATTCTATTGTATAGCTATTTTGCGTCTGCTCTTTGCTCTCATATTGATTTTGTGACCCACTAAAATTATCAACACGTGCAAAGTAATCCCCAGCCGAAACTGGTGTATATGTAACACCACCAGCATTATCTACACTATCTGTGTATCTTACAACACTTATACTATCCCTATATTCGCCTATTCTACTCATACAACTACTCTATATGGTTTTAGTATTAGCATTGCATTAGGGCTTAACTTTTCTGTTAAACTTTCATCGCCTCTATTATCAATTAGCCAAAGTGCTTGATTATAAATAGCCGTTAAAAATAATGGATTTAAAGTTTCATAACCACAATTGTAAACTACTTTTAAATAATCATTCTCAGGCGTTTTTAATTGCCCTGCTAAAAAAATATATTCAACTGTCTCATTGTCTGCATTCTTAACAGATGTTATAGTTGCAATTGGATTGTAAGGCAATTGAACGCTCCCTAATAAATTGCAAACCTCAACTGTTGCAATCCTTTCTGTAAAAGCTAAATTAACATAGTCCTCACATTGTTTAGCAGCCGTTGGCAATACAATATCAATCAAATCATTTAAACTATTGCCACTAATTGCAGCCCATTGTTTAAAGTCATCACTACTATATAATGAAGAATAATCTACTTCATTAAAACTAACTGATAATATTGCGTTAAACTTTGCCAATTATTTTTCTTTTTTGTCTTCTTTTTGTTCTTTTACTTTCTCAACTAAACCTTTTGCATTTAGTTCTTCAAATCGGTCTTTTGTTAATTCTACAGTTTCACCAACATTGCATTTTTGCCTTGTTGTTTTATCTGTATAATATTTTATTACTATCGCTTTCATATTTAAAAGAAAGGCTGCTACTAACTAAGCAGCAGCCTTTTTAAATTGGTGTTAATTAAAACTATGATACATTTCCTAAGTCTGCATAAATTGCAGAAGCTGGCATCATTAAGTTAACAGCTTCATAGCACTCAACCCTTGCTGTGATTAAGTTCTTTTGAACGTTATCGCTATCTTGCTCAAAAAATTGAACAGCTAATCCACTTACTTCAACTCTCTCTAAGAAGTTACTATCTATTAACAAAACTTTGTCATCTGTAACCCAGCTAGCACTAATAATTGGAACACCCCAAATTGTTAATCCTTGTCCGTTAATTACAACAGCACCAGCACCAGCATAATAACCTTTGTTATATGTGCTAATAACCAATCGTGACATTTGAGCGTGAGAAACCAAAGCATAACTAGGTGTATAGTTTGCTGTTTTTTGGTTTGCAATTAATTGGATTAATTCCTCGATGTCATCTGTTGCAGTTACAGTAGTTGTACCTGTTGCAGCACCACTAACTGTAGAGAAAAACGCAGCGTTTTCTGCTTTGAAGAAATCTCTTAAAAGCATACGACTTAAAGTTCCCTCCAAGAAAGGCAAAGACTTCATCATTTGTTGTGAAAAACGTGCAAAACCTGCGATTGGCACGTTTACAGTTTTTACTTCTGTCAAATCATAATCGATTTGGCTTTTTGCACTACCCTCTGTTTGTGCTGAAATACTACCCTCGCTGCCTGTTTCACGATAAGTAACATACAACCCTGTAGGGCTTTGTGTTGTTGGCATAAAATCTCTAAAGTTAACAGCCTGTGCTGGCAAAATTGCTTGACGTTGGTTGTAAGTTGCAACACTATCACCTGTCAGGTTGTTGCCCAAAGTCATATTGCCAACTGCTTTTAAATTCAGTTTTATTTTTTGCCCACCATTTACAGCTTTTTGAAAGTCAACCTCACCAAAATCTTTTACTGCTTCAATTAAAGCACTACCAAAGCTTTTTGGCTGTTCATTTTCTGATTTAAGAGATTTAAGTCTCAACTGTAAATCATTAAAACCTTTTACAGTTTCAGCCATATCTTTTTGCAATTGTATTGCATCAAAATCAGCTGGCAAAGATTTTATTTCATCAATTTTAGCGTTTAACTTTTCAACTTCGCTTTTAACGATAGTTTCAGTTGAGGTGCTAGCCTCTTTTAAAATGGCTGCCTTTGTTGTTTCTAAGGCATCCAAAACTTGTTTTATTTCCATTGTTTATGAAATTTTAAAGTTAAATAATTTTATTGCATTAACAACATCATCAACATTTGTTTTCGGCTCTAGTGATTTTATTTCGGCTAAAGTGATTATTTGTTGCTGAATTTGTTTTAATTGAATTTCTAATAATGAGCAAGTTTCATCCGTTAATTTACCTTTTCTTAAAAGGCTGCAAAGTTTGTCAATCCTTTCTTGTGGCGTTTCTTCTAAAGGTTGCTCAATCCCTTTAAACATCCCTATTGTAGGCGTTTCAGGGTTTGCACCCCACAAAACAGCACTACCCTCGTATAATACAACTTCACTTATATACCTTACTTTACCATCAATCTTTGACTTGCCTTGAGGTATGCTAAAGCCTATCGAATGTTGGTTAATTAACCCCTCATTGTATAAGCAAATAATATCTTCGCCAACTTCATTATCAATAATCTTAGTAATAGCAATCAATTTGCCATTTTCCTCGTATAATTCGCTAGGCTTACCAAATGCACTTTTAAGACTGGCGTTATGGTCAACTAAAGACCATATAAGGTTTTTACCTTTTGCACCACGTTCGCTAATAGTCTTTGTGAATGCACCTGCCATTATCACATCATTATCCAAATCAACATTGCCCATCGAAGCCCAAACAGCTTTTACTGTTCGCTTTTCAGTATCAACATCTAAGATGCTTTGTTGTTCGTTTAATGACTTAGTTGAAAACATTTGCACAAATATATAATTATTTTCGCAATCGATTGCATAAAAAAGTTATTAACATTTTATTTTGGTATAAAAACAACTGTACACCTGCAATTTACTATTTCTTTTGCTGGTGCAAAAGTTCTGTCGCCCGGTTGTTTCATAGCGAAACCACCAACTGTAAAACTATCATTCAAGTCAACTGTTTGACCATTAACGCTGATATGGTCTTCTCTAGTTCTATTATCTATTGCACTTAACCATTCTTTATTTAATTCTAACCCTGTGGCTTGTGCTGCAAAGATTGCACCTTGATTAGCTGCTGTAACAGTTTCAGTACGTGCTATTCGCCTTGCTCTCATCTTGTTTAATTCATCATTAGTAATTCTCTTTACTATTTCATCAAATCCCCAACCATTTATAGTTGATTGCATTAAAACAGCTTGTATATTATCCTTTGTTGTTTGTGTAATATCGTTTACTGTGTTTAATAAATCAACTGCGAAATATTGGTTAATAAGTTGCACCATTCTTTCGTTAAAACCTATTGGCTGCATTCCTTTGCGTTGCTGTCTTTGTTGCTGCACAATACTCAATCTCACTTTGCCTGCATACACACACCCTGCATCAATATAAAGTTTTTTATCTAACTCATACATAGGTGCAAATGGGATATTAATAAGTGCCATATCATAAGTAGCACCAGCATTTACTGCGTCTATAAACGATTGTTGTTGTTGCCTTAAAACTTTTTTAAATAGTGGGGCAAACGCCTTTTCTCTCGATTGTTGGAATCGGTGAAACGTTATATAGTAATCTCGTTTTTCTTCGTTGGTCATTTCGTTTCGGTTCTAGGGTCAAAAGGCTTTAATTTGTCACGTTGCAATAACTCAATAATTTTCGTTTTTAACCACGCCCTTTGTGCTATTGCGTGCTGCTTTTTTACAGGGCAATCAGGCAATACAATTGCACGTTTACATATATCTTCTATTTCGTCAATGCTAATCAATGTTAGGGATATTTAAGTTTAACTCATCAATAGGTGTATATCCATTTTTAATATAAACTTTGTTAGCTTCTTCGCTTTCAATTTTACCCATACCCATCATATCGAATACAACATTTGGTATCATTACTGGCAATTTATTAAACACCTCTGCCATCTTTTGCATATCCTCTTGAAGCTCTGTAATTCCTGTTAAATCACAATCGTAATAATAATTTTCACCATTTGTATTAAACTGTGGTGCAACATGCTTATTCAACATATCACGATAAGCATACACTTCAGGCAAAGCTGCATTGGTGTATAGCTGCTTAATCATTTGCTTAACATTGCTTTCAGTACTTGCATCACTATTATTGAAAAGCACATCACTTACACCATACAAATTGCAAAGTCTTTTAAATGTTCTAACTTCGCTATTTAATAAGTCCATATCAACTGGCGAAAGTCCTATTTGTACATAATTTATTTTACCTGCTTGAAATAATAATTTACGTGCATTTCTTGTGCCACTTGCTTCATTGTAGAAGTCACTTTTCATTCTACCTAAACTATCACTTGTTGCATTCTCAATACTTTCATTAGTTACTATTCCACTAATACCTGCATTTTGAAAAGCACCAACACTAAAATCAGTTTCATCGCTTGAACGTTGAATAATCTTTGCACCAGCACTAATAGGCGAAATACCTACTAATTCCTCCCCCATATATCCATAACTAGGGTTAAAATAACGGCTGTGCATTACTTCTTCTTTTGACAAATCTACAACACCTACTAAATTAAATTTGTATCCCCCTAATATTCGTGGAAACTGGTCTGCAATAACTTTCGGTTGTGTATAATTTGTAGGCAATAACCACATTTCTATCACTTTGCCTGCATCAATACCAGCTTCGACTTTCGGTGTATAAACATAAGTGTTACCTGTTAGCAATCTAAACGTATAAAACCCCTCTGTAAATTCTGTTTTGTCGTATAAAGGATTTGGGCTATCTATCAATTGCTGCATCTTATGTTGTGTAGGCAATTGTTCCACTGCTTCATTCTTTAATATTAACGATTTAACCAACCATTGAGGAGAATAATCTTTTGCGTTTAAATGGTTTTGGTATTCCTTGAATTTTTGTTTATTTTTTACCTTATAAGCGTAAATAGGTATTGTTGCAGCCGTTTTAGCTATTCGCCTTACAATAGCATAGCAATCGCCATTGTTTAAATACCCATCACGAATATTTGCAGTTGGGTTTGATGTTCCAAAAACTGCTACTGCAGAACGGAAATATGAATAAACGGCTGTATTGCCAAATGCTTTTTTAAATAACCCTTTTATACTGAAAGCCATTGTAATTGTGGTTTATGTAAGTGAGTGAAAACTGCATATCTAAAACTATCTAGCAAGTGGTCGTTAATCTTTACAGGATCTTCTATAACTTCGTCATTCTTATCTTTTTTCCACTTATAACTAGAAATTTCATTTGCTAAGTTATGAGAATTATTGCAAATATATAAAGGCATTGATTTAATTTTCAATATACCAGCCCAAACATCTTTGTCGGCACTTTTGCAATTAAACCCAAATCGTTTAAGTTCTTCAATACTTTTGGGCTCAGCTGCATCGCAATAAATAGGCGAGCTGCCTATGTCTAAATTCTTTAACCAAGTGCCTACATCTGCGATAGTCATACCACTACGATATAAAGTTTCTTCAACATAAATAGAGTTATCGTATATACCTATTTTTGTCATTGCCATTGGTGCAACAAAACCAAAATCTAAGCCGTAAATAATTTCAGCATTTTCAGGAATTTTGTCAAACCTTCGCCAATTAGTGTAGATAAGTTCTTTGGCAGCACCACGCTCACCTAATCCATAAACTTTCCACATAAAATCGTCAGGCAAATTTTTGTATCCCTCAATATAAGCGATTTGATTTGCAGATAAATTTGCTATATTGTCCTTGTATGTGCTATGTATTTTGCAATTATTTGGGCTGTCTGCTACATCGTAGCACCAGCAATTAAAATCAGCTGGGTTAAGGTCAATTATACAAGTCTTTGCAGTTCTCATAGCTAATTGGTCAAATACTCTTTTTTCAACTAAATTAGCTTCATTTATAAAAAGATAATCACGCCTTGCACCACGTGCTTTTGCTTCATCTTCAAGCCCTATAAATTCTATATAACTGTTATTAGGTAGTGTGTAAATAAAATTAGTTGCAGACCAATATTCATCATTCCAACATTTCCAACTATCTAAAATTATTTTAAAGTCCCTTATGCAACCTCGTTTAAGATGTGGCAATGAGTGCGAAACAATTGTTATACGTTGATTAGGTTGTGTAAATGCAATAGATAAAAGTATTTGCATACACCCAAAAGTTTTGCCACTTGAACTCCCTCCCTCTGAAACAATGATAGGATAACCTTTGTTTATAGCTGTGAATAACTTTTGAGCCGTTGTAGTTAAATTAACATTAATCTTTTCCATTAGGAAAGTTAAATTGAATTTGTGGCATTTCTACTTTTCCACTATGCTCTACTTTATCTTGAGGCTTACCAAAGTAATGTTCGTAAACAAATTTTATCAAAGATGGCTCATTGCTATCAAGCAAAAATTCAAGTGCCTTTTCGAGCGTACCAAACTTTTTAAGCAAAGCAGTTTTACACAGATGCTTTGTTTGTATTTCATCTGAAACTGGTTTTCTACCAGCACCCTCTCTTTTTCCACCTCTTACGCCCATATTGATTTACTTTGTTTATTCATTCTATTTCGCATTTTAAAGCCGTTTTTAGCCTTTATTTTTCAATTTTAATACAAATATACTACTTTGTAATTAAAACGCTAATTTAACGCCCTGCAATCGCAAATAACCATATTTCCAAACTCGTTTACTGTTGGAATAATTGGCATAGTATCACTTTTTATTTTGAATTTGTAATCTTTTGTTTTGCATTCCCAAACTTTTTGCTGCGTTGTTTTTGTGCAAGATGTTAAAATTGCGATAACTGCGATTGGAATAATTTTTTTCATAATGTTTAATTTTCGCCAAAGTTAAAACTTAGATTGTTGTATTAACTTTTATTTACGCAACTCGATTGCAATTTTTCCACAGCACAAAATTAAGGGGGAAATTTTTAAATGTCCAAAAATAAAAAAGCGAAAGCGACCCCTATTTCTTTCTTTCTTTCTTTCTTTCTTTCTTTCTTTGTATTGGGATGCCATTGCCACCCCATAGGCAACCCATTGCCACCCCATAAAATACTGCAAATAAAAAAGTCAATAAATTTTTATAACTTATTGACTTTTAATATTTTACTAATTTTTATTGCTATTTATTAATAGATATATATTGCCTTGTTTCAAGATTGTATGTAAAAGAGCAAAAATCAACCCTACCAAGCCAACTGAAACGAACTTTTTGCACATAAATATCTACTATACCAGTATCGAAATTTCTGTAAACACATATCCCATTATCTGTTTTATTGAACCAATGAGCAGACCCACTAATTGAGTATAAGTTAGGCACTTCATACTTGCCATTTTGCTCTTTTTTCATTTTTGTAGGGTGTGCAATAACAATTATATGTATTTGATGTTGTAAAGCAAAAGACTTTATTTTAGTAAGGCTTTCGCTTATATATTGTGTTTCGGTGTATCCTGTTGGTATCTTATGTTCGATGTAATTCCAAGGGTCTATTAATAGCCCATTAATACCTTTTCGCTTAACTAATTCAAGTGCCTTTTCAAGTATGCCATCAAGTGTAACATCAACAGAGTTTATATTCATAATAAAGCAATGGTCTTTGATTATTATTTTACACAATTCAAATTCTTGACGACTTATTCTATTGTCTATATTTTGTCTAAATGCAAATGATTTTTCAGCTATCTTTTCCATTATCTTAGTAATATGTAGCGATGCTGGTGCATTCTCAAACGATACTATTCCCCATTTCCAATAATGATTATTAACAGATTTTGCAAGTATATTATCTACAAACTCAGACTTACCACCATTAGGAATACCAGTAACTGTTGTAAATTGCCCACCTGTAAATTGTAGTAATTCATCAAACCCATCAATACCTATTTTAGTTCCTTGTGGGTAGCCATTATCATACAAATCGTTTAACTCGGCATCTATTTCATCCAAATCAATAATCCCATCAATAGGATATTCTTTAGCGTTTTTAACGATATTTTTTAAATAATCTTTGCCGTATTTAACAAGTATTTCGTTTGCATCTTTGCAATCATTTGGGTACTCTATTTTTAAACACTTTTCTTTGCCAAATCTTCGCACTAATTCATTTGCCAATCTTCGCCCAGCTTCATCGTTATCGGTTGCTATAATTATTTGCTTTTTATCTGCAAAATAATCGTAACAATTATCTAAATATTTAAGCCTTAAACTACCATTGATATTAGCACCATTAGGAACACTAACAACATTGTTAATGCCAGCTTCGTACATTGATAAGCAATCAATTTCACCCTCAACAATAACACAACTATCTTCATCTTTAATAGAGTTTATGTTGTAGAATATTAACTCAGCATCTTTAGCCAATTTCATATCCTTATTAGCACCACGAAACTTAATGTTTACAAGGGTTTCATCCTTGTAATAATTAAAGCAAATTACTTGAATTTCCTTATTAGCTTTAGGCATCCACTCAATACTTTCAGTTATATTAAACCTAAGTAAAGTATTGTTTGAAATGTGCCTTGACTTTTCAAAGTGTTCAATGAATTTAGAGCTTATTTTTTCAAGCCTTTGTTCAGGCAATATATAGTTTGTATGTTCAATTTCAAGATTATAATTGTTTTGTTCAGCTACTAATTTAACAGCATCATAGAAACGCAAATTTTTACGTTCCATTGCATAATTAAACAGGTCGCCACTTTTACCACAGCCAAAACATTTATAAATTTGTTTACTATCATTAACGACAAAAGATGGCGTTTTCTCATTATGAAAAGGGCAAAGCCCTTTATAATTTGCACCATCTTTTTTTAGCTTAATATCTTTGCCTACATATTCGCTAATATTTATTAAGTCTTTAAGCTGCTGGATTGATTGTTGGTTAATCATAGTACCATTTTTTTCTCGTTAGGTTTTGTTTTTTCGTTCCATCTTTTATTAGCGTTTTCTTTCCCCTTTTCGCTTAATTCAGTTCTTATGTTTAATGTATTAATTAAACGTTGTGAATAGAATATTTCGCCCTCAATAACAAACAATTCAAAGTCTTCTATTATTTGCTTTAATTCATCTTTACTTATCCCTATTTGTATTGCTAACATAGGTATTATTTTAGTAGGCAATTTACCCCCAGCTATTGCAAGTTTTTCAATAAGAAACCAATAAGCACCATAACCAGCTATCCCTTGAGATTGTCTTAGATATAATATTTTTATATCCTCGGCAGCTGTATAATCGTGTGAAAAATAATACGATTTATTCATAGTTATTGTTTAATTTTAAAACCCATACATTCAAAAATAAATTCAGTTTTAAAAAACATTTCATTATCTAAACTGTCGCCAATTTTTAAAGCAGAGCACAAGATACCTAATGTTTTTGGACTTTCTTTTTCAATAGCTTTCATTACAGCCATTCTATGATTTGTTGCTTCAATTTTAATTTCTAATTCACCGATTTTTACTAAATATTGTTTCATAAAATAAAAAGCCGTTAAGCTGTGTATAAGAGGGGGTTTTGCACTTTAGCTCAACCCGAACACAGCCTAACGGCTAAAAAAGTTTATTATCACAATAGCCTCTTATCTCTATTGCATTGCAAATATAAGTATTAATAACCAAACTTCTTTGTAAATCTAACACCTCTACACCAGCTTTGATAATTCATTGATGGTTTGCGTTCTTTGTTGTTAATATTATTGCATTCATATTTAACAGTTGCATCAATCCATTTCAACGCAGTTGCAGGTTTTATATTATTTTGCAAGTCATAAATAATGTCGTCCATTGAAAAATAGTATTGGTCGATACAGCAAAATATACCAGTACCAACTTCGCCAATCCAATAGCAATCAATAGGTTCAAATTGTTGCTTTATTGCAAAGGCATTCGCCAACTCATTCGCAGCCTCTTTAAAGGTTTTAATATATTGTATTATCATTACTAAATAATTTATCATAAAATAAAAAGAACTGCTCAGGCGTACTTATAAACTCATAATAACCACCTGCTTTGCGTTCACGTTCTTGCTCTTTAAGTTGCCATTCACTAGGCTTATCATTGCCAACTTTAATCTCAATCTTAACACTTCGCCCTGCAATAGTTGCAGTAATATCGGCTGTTCCTTTCTTTGTTGTGCTTGGAATAAACTTACCACTACCTGCAATTTTATGACCTAAACTATTCTTTTGCTCAATATATCTACCACTACTGCTAACTCTTGTTGCATTGCCACCAGTCCAATTGATATAATTAACAATAAACTTTGTTAATCCATTTGCAGTTTTAATAGGTGGCATCTTCGCCGAATAGCAACCACTCATTTCGTAAAAGGCTTTATGATTAGTCATTTGCCAGTTATAATGTGCTTGCTGGTATTTCTGTTGATACGTCATTTGGTAGTATTGTTACGCTATTAAATAATCCTTTTCTTACTGCAAGTGCAATTAAATCATTTGCAATATCAAATATTTTTTCATCACACATAGCAGCGTGGGTTAGTTGTCCTATAAAACAAACCTTTTCAATAGGTGTTAAATTGTTGTACTTTTCGCAAGTCATATAATTTTTTTTAGTATGGCAAAACTAATATTGAGGTTTATATGTATGTTGTTTATTTACGCAACTCGATTGCATAGAAAATTTAATTTATGTAAATTGGTTTTATAGTTTTGCAATAATGAATACACAGATACGACCTAATAGCGAAGTATATAATTGCGATTGTATGGATTTAATGAAACACTACCCTGATAAATATTTTGATTTGGCTTTGGTTGACCCACCTTACGGAATAGGCTTGTCAAATAATCCATTTAGGCAAAAACAAGAAAAAAAGAACTGGGATATGAGCATACCTGAAATGGAATATTTTACAGAACTTTTCAGAGTATCTAAAAATCAAATCATTTGGGGTGGCAATTATTTTGACTTACCGAAGTCGCAAGGTTTTTTAATTTGGGATAAAAAACAGCCATACGATTTTAGTAGTGCAATGTGTGAGTTTGCTTGGTCAAGTATTCAAAAACCTGCAAAGATTTACAGCAAACACGTTGTAACTACTGAAACAAACAAAATATACCCAACGCAAAAACCTGTTTCATTGTACGAATTTTGCTTAAAGTTTGCTGAACTTGAAACTGGTGCAAAAATTTTAGATACTCATTTAGGTAGTGGTTCAAGCCGTATTGCTGCAAACAAAGCTGGTTTAAAATTCGTTGGTTGCGAACTTGATGAAGATTATTTTAATGCAGCAAATAAGCGTTATGATAATTTTATATTACAACAAAGGTTATTCTAACGCAATCGAGTTGCGTAGATATTTAGCCACAGTATTACACGAGTGCTATTTTTGCCTAACTAAATTAAAAACTATGTACACACAAGAACACTTACACACTATGTATTATCACTACTTAAATTTATTTCATAATACTAAAGATTTTGCAGCTCGTTCTTTTGCACGCAAACAAAGTAATTTCTTTGGTCGTGAATTAGGATTAAGTGAAACGCAATTACGTGAGGATAAATTACCATTTGTTGACTTCGCAGAATTATTAGGATTGAAAGGAAGCATCGCTGGTGATGGTGGTGAATAATATAAATTAAAAAATATATGAGTAAAAATAAACCAATAGTTGATAAGTGGATTTCAGTTGATGAAAGAATGCCAAATCCAAATGTATATGTTTTAATCAAAACTACTTATTGCAGATACAAGGCAGCAGTAGGATTTTTTAATGGTACAGATTGGCTTTCTTGTGAAAGAGAAATATTAACAAGTAATGTAGAATATTGGGCAGAATTAAATATTGATTGATATGGCAAAAGAAAAAATATATACAGGTAAAATAGAAGTTTTAAATAGTATTTATGGGGGATTATTGTTTAAAATAGAAAGCCACATAAAGAAAAACATTTTTATTAAAAACGATAAAAATTTGTCAATTGAAGACAAAAATAAAATTGTAAAATTTATCTTAACAACTGAATATGCAGGTTATGATGCAAATGGACATAACTATATAGATTATGGAACTATTATAAATGATGTTGTGTACAAAAGTAACGTGTAACGTAGAAGCATTGGCGATGTGCCTGAATTAGAATTACAAAAGTTGAATTATGCAGAGTAGCTTATTTGAAATACCACAGTTGAATGAACCACATCAGCAGGCATATTGCCAATGCAATGTTATATGCAGCCTTTCTTCTTGTCAAACTAAATACAATATTGTTTATGCCGACCCCGATCGTGACTGGGAAAC